TTAAAATGAACGACGACAAAACTTGGAAGGAAATGGCCAAAGATCTCGGCATGACACCCGAGCAGATTAAAAAAGAGTTGTGAAATGAATGGTTACAATGAACCAACTAGTAGTTGAAAAACTAAGCTGCAAATACTGCGGTAAATCTTTCAGAAAACTGTCGACATTGTCGGTTCATCAGTGTGAACCCAAGCGGCGGTGGGAGCAGGAGAAAGAGGTTGGCGTTCAGTTTGGACTACGAACTTATCTACGATTCTTTGAAATGTCCCAAGGCAGCGCGAAAACGAAAACTTACGCTGACTTTGCTGAATCACCCTACTATTCGGCATTTGTCAAGTTTGGGCAGCACATTGTAAAACTTCGCGCAGTAAACCCACACGCATATATAGAGTGGACGCTCAAGAACGTCAAAAAGGTTGACCATTGGACAAAAGACCAGTATTATGATCAATATCTATATGAGTATTTGCGTAGAGAACACCCAAATGATGCGTTAGAACGAACTTTCACAGAGCTACAACGATGGGCTGATGAAACGGGCAAACAGTTTACTGAAATATTTACTGCGAATGTGAAAAATAAAGTATGCTTGATGATTGTAAATGGCCGCATATCACCTTGGATTATTTACAACTGCACGAGTGGAGTAGATTTGCTGGCTTCGTTGAATGAAGAGCAGATAACGATGATTTTTAAATGGATTGACCCAGAGTATTGGCAGCAAAAGTTTAAAGACTTTATGGCTGATACAGAGCTGACTAAATCTATCCTTAAAGAAGCGGGGATGTAATGACCTTGTCTGATTATGAAAAAATAGTGACTAACTTTTGCATTCGGTTTGCTGCTGATGTGAAAATTGAGTCTGAAGACTTTGACGTAGAGTCAATAGGTGGATATTCCACTTACACACATTCGCGTTATGCGAGTAAACCTACCAGATACACTGCCAAAATCGAAATGCCGGTAACTGAGTTTTGCAGCTTAGCAGACATTGCTGCTAAAGAACGCGTTGAGGCGATAGTTCGTGACAACGTTGCCAGCGTAAAAACAGCGTATGAACATTACCAGTTTCTGTTGTTACTGGCTCAGAAAGAAGAGAAATGAGTTTTAATGGGGCATGGAAAATGCGACCAGTGAGCAGTGCTGATTACAGCAGAATATTGACAATATTTAATATGCGCGAAAAATCGTCACGGATTATAGTGCAGCTATGGTGGAAGTTCATACCAGGAGTAGAAGTAACACTGCCATGGCCAGTAGGTGAGGTAAGATTTCGACAAGAAGGATCGGGATTATGGGATTCTTTTAGATCAGCTGACCCAAACGATCATTACAGACCATGGCTTGAAGAAAATGTTGGAAAGCAGAAATGGGATTGGGATTGGAAAGAACATTACGATAACACAGATGGTAGTCAAGTATTGTTAAAGATTAGACGTGGTAAAGCACAGTTTGCGACAATGGCGGCGCTGAAATGGAAATAATGACGCGAACTCAGTTCGGTGAATATTTCAACAAGTTAGAGCCACGGTTTAACACGGGCAGCAAAGATAGTCCACTTTGGTTTCCAGAGCACGATTTGACCGTTGTCCCACAATATTTCACCTGCGTTGCGCGGCGTGCTTACACTAATCACACTGTTTTTTGGGATTGGTGTAACAGCACGTTGTCTGGCACAGTACGATGCTACTCATCAAGTGATACTGCTGATTGGTGGGGGTTTACAGATTCAAATGATATTCCGATTTTTTTGCTTAAATGGAGCTAACATCTGATGTTTAAACGTGGCGATATAGATATTGATTTTGCTGACAGAATAGCAGCATTATCACATTTGAAATACGTTTCGGCAAGCGTAGGAAAAGGCAATGCTACGTTCAGCAAGCATGCCTCGGGCGTATACTTTACCCCAATCCCGCACGATGTAAACAACTGGTCTACCATTGATTACAAGGAAGCGGAAGAGCGTGGGTATTACAAGATTGACTTTTTGAACATGTCAGTCTATGAAAAAGTTAGGTCAGAGGAACATCTGAATGAGCTGATGACTAAGGAACCACCTTGGAATAGACTGCTTGAAAAATCCTTCTGCGAACAACTGGCGCACATTGGAAACTATCATTGGATGATCCGAAACTTAAAAGAACCTATCAACAGCATCCCGCGACTGATGATGTTTATCTCGTTGATCCGCCCAGGTAAGAAACACTTGGTTGGAAAAACTTGGAAAGAAATCGCAAAAACGATTTGGGATAGCACAGACGATGGATATAGCTTTAAAAAGTCTCACGCCTGCGCATATTCACATTTGATTGTCGTTCAAGCAAATTTATTAGTTGAGCGGGGATTTTAATTTACATTTTTCACCGTGGCAACGATTATAATTTCCTTTTCCAGAAATTCCACAGTGTGGACAAGTCCAGATCATTTGGGACGGATGAGATCCATTGGCAATGCGTTTATCTTATCAACAATGAAAGTTGAGTTTCAATCAGCTAATACCAACAGTTACACTAATGCTGTTAAAGTATCTGCCACCAAGCTCAATCAGCCAATTTTACGTATCAGGGTGATACTACGGCGCTTACTTCGTTTGAGTGCCATTTCTTTGAGGCTAAGGTAAGGCCCAACTTTGATGTCAACATCTTTCGAGTTTAGTGTTTTGAGAGTAGATCTAAATCCGTACCACTCAAGTCGTAAAAATACGTTGATTGGCACTTGTCTATTAGATTCATCCCACCATATTTCAGCTAACTGCAAGAACTCAATCTTATCAGCGTCAGTCTTTACTGATCCCAAGTCGTAAATAGTAGTGATCGCGTCATCAACATTTTGAATAATACCCACGTAATCGCTCTTGCCATAAGTTAAATATGTGAGCATAGGGTACTTAGTTAGCAGTAAATTCTTGTAGTTGTCTTCCATTAAAGTTATTTATGCCATTTCAAAATGGCTGAAAAAATCGGCTAAATACTTGACTATGCAAACAATAACGTGTTATTATTACCCGAACTCGGTTGATGTTCAACTGAATACGGACCCAACGCTCACACTAAGGAATAGAGTTATGTATCAACGATCAGTGAAAGTTTACAAGGGCGTGGACAACATTATTAGATTTAGATTTAAGAACTCTGAACAAAAACCAGTGAATGTTGATGGTTGGGACATAGCGATGAATGTTCTTGATGAAGAGCTTGGAGAAGTTCTATTCACTACTCAAGCAACTGTTGTGGGTAGTTCGGTGGACGGGGTGGTAGTTGTGACATTGAAAGAGCAAGATTTGATGGATATGGGCAAAGAATATTACAACTATAGCTTGTCAGTCACTGATCCGACCACTGGCCAGCAGCAAGTAGTTTACGCTGACGACAACTATGACGTTCGTGGCGAGTTGATTGTAAAGGCAGGGCATTATCCCACAGTGCGTGATAGCATTGAGGTTAGCATTCCAACCAACGCTGTATCACCCATCATCACCAGTGCTGTATTGACTGGCAGCAATTCACATGATCAGCGGTTGTCGCATACTGCCCAGTTTTATTTTAACAACTTTACGGGCAGCATTGACATCGAATCGACACTGGACGAGCTACAACCAAACGGAACAACGAGCGCGAATGTTTCGGTAAGCTGGGCTAACATTGATTCCGTTGCGTATGCTAATCAAACAACGACTGATTACCATAACTGGGAAGGAATCAGCTCTGGTATCCGTTTTGTGATTACTCCAGTGACTGGAACAGTAGAAAGGGTGGTATATCGTGGGTGATGAAATTTTGTCCGGCGGGATCGATGTCAATATTGTGTCTGGGACTGACGCTGAGATGATACTTGAGGAGTATTTTGATGTTTCGGTAGAAACCGAGTCTATGCCATTGGAGGCTGAGGACACGCAACGATTCAATGAGTTTGATAACCCAGGTGCCAAAAATCGATTTTTGGGCAACAACTGATTTTGCTGGGCTTGATCTTTAGTCAAACTGCTTTACTTTCCCTAAAGCATAGTGCATAATATGCACTATGCTTTCTAATATAATACAAGATACTGTCCTCCAATACTGGCACGGAAAACGTAATGTCAAAGGCTGGATTGTAAATAATGCTGTCTGCTGTATTCATAACGGCGAGACAGTAGACACACGTAAGCGTGGTGGAGTTATCGTAAATACTGACAACTCAATCTCTTACTCTTGTTTCAACTGCAACTTTAGCACACGATATACACCTGGGCAGCCAATGGGGCATAAGTTCAGGAAACTGCTCAAATGGCTAAATGTTGATGATTTAGAAATACAACGGCTGGTCATTGAATCCATCAGAGAAAAAGAGCAGATGGAAATGCTGGGGCTTATTGCTCCGTCGATCCAAGCAGATATCGTAAATATTAACTTTACCCCAGAGCCTCTCCCTGAAGATTCAATGAGCTTTATGCAAATAGCAGAGTGGAATGAGTTAAAAGGAGATTGGGCTAACTGTCATCAACTGTCCGCAGCAGTGGAATATGTTTACGCGAGAAAAATCAACCTGCAAAAATATGAGTTCTATCTTACCAACGCCAAGGAGCAGCAGCTAAATACTCGTGTTATTGTTCCGTTCTACTGGAAAGGTCAGCTTATTGGATACTCGGCAAGGGCGATGAGTGATGATGCATCAGCAAAGTATGTTACAAGAGTTGACAATGGGTTCGTGTTTAACATAGACAAACAGCAGCAAAACTGGCAGTTTGTGATTGTGTGTGAAGGATTGTTTGACGCAATGAGCATTGACGGAGTCGCAGTAATGCATTCAAGCGTGACCGCAACACAAGTAAACATCATAGAAAGTCTCAACAAGGAAATCATTGTAGTGCCAGATTGGAACCATAGCGGGCAGAACTTAATAGATGTGGCACTTAATAACGGGTGGGGAGTGAGCTTTCCAGTGTGGGCAGAGACCTGCACCGACATTAACGATGCAGTTGTAAAATACGGAAAACTGTTTGCCTTGAAAGCAATCGTTGATGCGGTTGAGCATAATCCGCTTAAAATAAAACTATTGAGAAAGAAATATGGCTATTAAAAACTATACGGAAGATGTGCAGAAGTTATTTTTGGAGATGGCTCTGCAATCGCCGACGAGTTATGTTAGGGTGCAAAATATTTTCAACCCATTAAACTTTTCACGGGCTATGCAAGCACCAGCTAAGTTTATTCAAGAGCATACGGATGAGCATAAAACTATGCCCACCTTTGAACAGATAAATGCTGTATGCGGAACTAAGTTGGCGCCACCAGGTGAGTTAAATGACAGTCACTATGATTGGTTCTTGCAAGAGTTTGAGGGATTTAGTAAACGAATGGAACTTGAGCGAGCAATCTTGAAGGCTGCTGACTTGCTTGAAAAGGGCGAATACGACCCAGTGGAAAAACTGATCAAAGATGCAGTTCAGATTGGGTTAGTTAAAGACATGGGCACTGATTATTTTGCTGACCCTAGAAAAAGGTTGATGGAGATTAAATCAAGCAATGGTCAAATCAGCACTGGTTGGGCTAGCTTAGATCGAGCACTGTTTGGGGGAATGAACCGTGGTGAACTAAATATATTTGCTGGAGGTTCAGGATGTGTAACTGCTGACACGGAGGTTGAAGTTGTTATCTTACCAAACATTAAGAGATTTGCTGCTGCACGAGTTCGTAACTAAAAACAACGGGTTCAATTCAAAAAAACGCATGTCAGAGGAAATTGCTTGCTCAATATTTGAACATACAAAATTTTTAGATTACCCAGCACCGTTGTTAACGAGAGTATCTTACTTGCTAGCGGGTGAAATAACGCAGCGAACATGCATTGAATGTGGAACCACAATCCGATCTCACAAATCATTTGCGAAAACTTCAAAGTTTTGCTCTGCATCTTGCAGCAAAAAAAGTAATGTAACTCAGCAAAAACGTATAACTACGACCATACAGAAGTATGGAGTTCAGAATATTTTTCAAAGAACTGACATCATTTCTCAATCGATTATTACGAAATATGGGGTTGACAATATCTCTAAATTAGACTCTACTAAGAAAAAAATTGGAATAAAAAGCAAACAAAACACCCAACTTAGACTTGAGAAAACGAAAATTTCTAATTTGAAGAACTACGGCGTTGAGCATACGAGCTCATTGGATGAAGTTAAGGGCAAGGTGCGATCCGCAATGATCGAACATTATGGGGTGCCTTCTTACTTTTGCACTGCTGAGTTTAAAACTAAAATGAACGAGTTGTATGACGGCATGAATCCGTTTCAGATTGAGGAAGTTAAGAAAAAAAGCAAACTTACTAAATTTGAAAAATATGGCGATGAAAATTTCAATAATCGCGGCAAAGCGTCACAAACAATGATTGAAAAATTTGGTTGTCACCCATCGCAAAGTCATTGGTCAGATGAAGTGAAGTTTTTCATGGAGCACCCAGATTCATTTGCTGATGTGTTGCATGGCAATACTATTAACGCAGTAGCCGAAAAATATAATCTTGCGGCAACTACTGTTCGAAACAGAGCATACGCAATGAATTTAATTGATTACGAAAAACGGCATAATCAATATGAAGATATAATTGCCCAATTTCTTAAAAAGAATAATATTAAGTTTGAACAAAATAATAGATCAATTTTGGCGGGGAAAGAATTGGATTTCTACCTGCCGGAGAAAGAAATGGCAATTGAATGCAACGGCATTTTTTGGCATAGTGAGTTAATGGGCAAAGGAAAGGACTACCATTTAGGAAAAACAAAAATATGTGATTCTAAAGGAATCAGGTTACTTCATTTGTGGGACTACCAATTTGATGACAATTTAGATTTGCTAACTAGCATGCTATCTGCCAGACTGGGAATAATAACATCTAAAATAAGTGCAAGGAATACTCAAGTTAAAAGTATATCTTCTGCTCAATTTTCTGAGTTCATGGGAGAAAACCATATTCAAGGCAAAGTTAATGCTAGCATTCGATATGGATTGTTTAGCGATGGAATATTAGTTTCTGCTATGGGTTTCGGGAAATCCAGGTATTTGAACACAGAATACGAGTTATTGCGGTTTGCGTCAATCAAACATCATTTAATTGTTGGTGGCGCAAGCAAACTGCTGACTCATTTCATACGCTCTAATACAGTTGACCGTGTAATCACATACGCAGATCGAGATATTAGCGCAGGGAATGTTTACGATTCCCTTGGATTCACATTGATGGGAGAAACACCACCGTCTTACTTGTATTTTAAGAATAGAATAGTGTATAATAGATTACAATTTCAAAAACATAAACTTAGCACCCAACTTGATGTTTACGATGCCAATCTAACGGAATGGCAAAATATGGTAGATAATGGATATAATCGTTTTTGGAATACTGGAAATTTTAAATATGAAATTACAAGAAAAAATTACTTGGCTTAGTCAATTTTATTCAGCTGCTGAGTTGTCATTACTTAACAGTAATACTTCTGCCGTTGATGAGTTGTATCAACTTACTCAACCAAAAAAAGTTCCGATCGGATCACTTAGTGGTAAGGTAAATGATCAGAAACTATTAGTGGCAAGTCCAGACGGGTGGGTTCCTGTTACTGATTGCGTTGAAAAAATCAAAGATATTATGTACAACTTTACCTTCGCTTCTGGGCGACAAGTTAAAGCTAGTTTTGATCATTTGTTTCAGAAGCCTGATTTAACGTGGCACTATGCAAAAGATTTAACAGTAAACGACATATTATTATCGAAAGAGGGGTATGACACGATCGTGGTTATCGATCAGATTAAGAAATCGACCAAGGTATATGATTTAGCAGTTAACCATAAAAATCATAGATATTACACGAATGATATTTGCAGTCACAATACGGGCAAGTCACTTTTCATGCAAAACATTAGCGTGAATTGGTTTTCAGCAGGGTTGAATGGGCTATACCTGACACTAGAGTTGAGCGAGGGGCTGTCAGCAATGCGTATTGACGCAATGGTGGCAAACTGCAGCACGAAGAGCATTTTCAAGAATCTTGATGACGTAGAGCTCAAGATTAGAATGGCTGGTAAAAAAGCTGGAAAGTTCCAGATAAAATATATGCCAGCCCAGAGCACAGTAAACGACATTAGGGCGTATATTAAAGAGTTTGAGATACAGACTAACTCTAAGGTTGACTTTTTGATGGTTGACTATTTGGATTTGCTTATGCCAGTTGGGGTAAAAGTATCTCCAGAAAACTTGTTTGTTAAAGACAAATATGTGTCAGAAGAGCTACGGAACTTAGCTAAAGAGCTGAATGTATTATTCATAACCGCTTCACAGTTGAACAGAAATGCAGTTGACGAGGTAGAGTTTGATCACAGCCACATCTCGGGTGGTATTTCAAAGATCAACACTGCTGACAATGTGTTTGGTATCTTTACTTCACGGGCAATGCGTGAAAGTGGCAAATATCAGCTTCAACTGTTGAAGACTCGTAGTAGCTCAGGCGTTGGGACGAAGGTTGACCTAGTCTACGACGTAGAAAGTCTGCGCATTGTAGACGCTGGAGAACAAGAAAGTGATTCCCCAATGAGCAAACTGCCCGCCGCAGTGCTTAGTAGCTTGAAGACTAGGTCTAAGATAGTGAAGGAAGGGGAGTCACTCGATGGTGACACTGGTGAAATCACAGCTAAGAAGCCGCCAGTGGCGGATATCCAGTCTAAGAAACTTTCTAACATGCTGTCAAGCCTCAAGTCACAGTTAAAATAGTTTTGATCTAGAATGGCATAAATACTACAACTAAACTGGAGTATTTTCTTGCAGAAAAAGACACGATCTTTGCTAGACGAGCTGGATAACCTGCTGGTTCACCGTGATAGAGAAAACCTGCTGGAAAGCAGGGCAACGCACATCATCCAAGGCGCCATCAACCTGATTCAGACCCTGCGTGAAAACTATAATGCTGAAGTAGCTGCTGATCTAGAGCGACGATTGTTGAACAGCATTAGGGGTCAAGACGCTTCTAAGTTTACTCGCGGACTAAGAAGGATTAAAAATGAAAGTAAATGATATAATAGTTGACGAAGGGTTTTGGGACTCAATTAAAGCAGGAGCAACTGCTCTTAAAGATAAGGCATCATCCGCAGTATCTGCTACAGCAAATGCAGTAAAATCAGCAAAAGGTGCAGCATCGTATGGGTCATCTCCTACTACTCATGCGAATATGGGGAATAAAATAGTCAATAATGTAACAGCTTCAACCATTAAACGGTGGGAAGTCAATAAGTTGCCAACTCTGTCAGATGCAGTTAAAGCAGATCCTGCAGCATACAAAAAATATCTTGACAGATTTTTGAATCAGTATTACCGTGAAGATTACTCAAGTGACTTGGAGTTACAAACAACAGATTCAAAAGCTGTGCGAGAATATATTAAACAAGCAACTTATGCTCGCAATAATGGAGATGTAGTTCAACCAAAACAAGAGCAACCAGGTCAAGAGCAACCAACTCAAGAGCAACCAACAGCACCGACACCGCAATCAAACTTACCTGCTACACAGCAACCTCAACGGCCACCGCAACCGCAGCTACCGTCGCAACCTAGATTGACTGCGCCAGCAGCAACACCTGCAAGCAAATACGCTGCAACTAATGCCGATGCTGAAGACATTGAAGTAAAAACACCTGGGCAAAAACCTGCCGCACCGCAACCTGTAGTCGATCCAGCATCGATGAAAGATGAGTTTACCCCAGCGTATGAACAAGCGGTTAAACGTGGAGATCAAGCAACGTTAAAACTTATTGCTGCAGCAAGACAGCAAAAAGCCCAAGGAACACAAAGCGAGTCTATTCGTTTGCGGGCAAACAAACTATTAGAATCGATGATTACTGAAGGCGGGAATGTGTTTGACGATGTATCCCCAATCAAGAAAGAGTTTGTTCCGGGACTGATTAAAAATATCCAGTCCTTGATGCCACCTGGCATAAACATTGTCCCTCATATTGGCAGTGCTGGCTTTAAGATTCAATCTGGTGACATGGATGTATTCGTTGACGCAGGAAAAATAGCTAACTTTTTCAAAGCACCTGACGACAAGATTGCCAAAGTCAGGTTTAAACAGTATGTAAACGATAAGGGATTTCAAGCAGCACTAACTGGCAGAAACGTTCACGTGAGAATGCCAGTGCCTGACGGAACCTTCGTTCAGGTTGACGTCATGGTGATCCCAGACGCAGAGCGAGTGGCCCCTTTCCATCAGCACGGACCATCCGGGCAGTATGAAGATCCAGATTTTAAGGGTGGGCATCTGTTCATCATGTATTCTAGCCTAGCCAAGGCACTTGGGCTAAAGTTTTCTCCGTTTGAAGGTAAACTGGTAGATCGTGCCACCAATAAAGTAGTCGCAGATAACAAAGCTGCCGCCGCCAAGATTCTGTTAAATCCAGCAGCCACAGGTGCTGACATGGCATCTGTAAAATCTATTATGCGAGCTCTTGCCAACGACCCCCGCAAGGAAGAAAAGCTAGCTCAAGCTAGAGCTGACGCTACTAAGGGGCTTATCAACTTGCCTGAATCAGTTCAACCTGGGTCAGCACAATGGTTCAGGAACTTACAAAATCTACTATGAAAATAAATGAGATTGAGCTGATAGGAGATCAAACTTTTTCGCTATCCACAGCTGAGCATTACCTGTCTATGGCAAGCCCGTTGGGGGTTGCTGGTGAGTTTACTGTATATTACGCTGAGTTTGATGATGCCAGGGTAGCAATGTTTGTTGATGATAAAAAACAAGTAGCCGCTTATGCTGGATTTCACTCACGGTTAAATGGTAAAGTTTGGATGGCTAGGCATGCCCAAGTTTTTCCGCCGCATGAAGGCAAAAACCTGATGGGGCAACTCTATAAATACATTAAAGAAACATTGAAGAAATCTATACAGAGTGACATTTATCAAACTTATGCTGGTAAAAAACTGTGGACAACGACATTGCCAGCACTAGGATTACACCCAATGATTTTTGACACTAAGACAGAACATATTATAGATCCAAAAACTTCTAATATCAATGTCTACCCTGGAGATGATGATTCAGAGGTTCAACGGTATTGCTGGATATTAGAAAAATACGACCATTACCCAGAACAAAATATTTTGCGTGAAAACTCTATTTTGAGTCCATATACTGGTCTATGGTGTAAACCTGGTGATAATAACAAACATAATTACATGCTATGAAAATAAGTGAAATAATAACAGAGTCAAGAAAGCCTACCTTCAAGTTAAACGAAGTGGGAATGAACCATGCTGAGGACATTATCTTCTTTGAGGGTAGTGCTGGCGCATTGCGTGTGATCAATAGTTTTAAATCTTTACCTAAGGAAAAAGATCAGGTGCTGACTATCAAATGGGATGGGCAGATTGGATTGTATGCTGGGCGCACCAATGACGGGCAGTTCATCATGACTGACATGGCTGGTTGGGGAGCAAAAGGATACGACGGCATGTATAAATCTGCCAAGGAGTTCGTGGCGCAAAAATCAGCAAAAGGCGGCAACCCAGAATTCTTAGCAAAAATAACCCAACTGTGGCCTATAGTTGAGTCAGCCTTTCCACCTTCTTTCCGCGGGTTTATCAAGGGTGACATGATGTGGTGGCCAGGTGGTCTCAAGAGCACAGTTAAGCGATGGATATTTGGTGAGGGCACTACCACTTATGAGATTGACAAAACATCAGAGTTAGGCCGCCGTGTAGGTCAAGGAAAAGCGGGGCTAGCAGTTCATGGGTTTTACCCAGCAGAGGTGGCTGGGTCACCTGAAGAAAGAACCGCAGCAGAGCCAGCCCCGCTAAAAAATACAGCAGGGCTAAATCCCAATGGAGCACTATGTATCCTAGGCCCTGAAGTAAAGGTTGAGGGTAATATAGATTTGAGTAAGTCGCTCATTAAAGAAGCAACACAGTATATCAAGCAAAACGCAAAAGTTATTGACTCGTTCTTAGATGCCAACAACTTGAAGGCCCGTAAACTTACTAGCCTGCCTAACATGCTTTACACTTTTGTCAACCAGCAGACACGGATTCGTGATCTTGATCAGTTAGCAGCAAAGTTTCTACCTTGGGTTCAAGCCAACCCTAAGTTGTCTAAACAAATGGCACAAAATGTCATTGCGTATGTGAATGAGAGTGGCAATGCTCTCCAAACTATCTTCAATGTGTTTGACACTGTGACTAAAATCAAGCTAGACATTATCAATCAACTTGACAACGCGAGCACGACAATCTACGCCCACATTGGCGGTGTCAAGGGCGGGGAAGGGTATGTCGCAGCGAGCCCTGACGGGCATATTAAATTAGTTAGCAGGGAACATTTTTCGTCAGCGAATTTCGGTAATCATTAAATGAAGTTAGAGTTTATTGAACATTTGACAGAAGCAAGGATGTTTCGTGACACGAAAGACATCAAGGGGAAATCTGCTGATGAAATAGCCAGCATTGTGTATTTGATGATTATGATGATTGAGATTTTGCGGCACACTAACCCATCGTGGGTCGCTAACTACGCATCGCAAACAACTAACTATAATCCCTACGAAAATATTCACTATGCTGGGACTGATTTGGCTAATCTACTGGCTATCTTGATTCATCAAGACACATTTAGTGGAACTATAAAAATAAATGGTAGTATTAGTTTGCCTATTTTTCAAGTTCAGCGATATTTAAATGCGGT